AAGCGAGATGTTTTTAAAATTTTAAAAAAAGCACTCGCCAAAGCGGATGCATTATTGAAGGGGGTGGAGTGATGAGCGGGATTAAATGTCTATTTCGCCCACGGTATCGGGTGATGCCGGATATTGTAAACGGCCAACAGGTGTATAAGGTTCAAAAGCATTTTGCTTCAGATTTGTGGGAAGACTATATTCAATTCACACAAGAAGAAAAAGCTGAAGAATGGATTAAGAAATGGGGTGATGCGTGATGGAGATGCTTTATGTTAAAGGGGTTCCTTTCTCTGTTAAATATTTACATAACAAAAACTTACTTTTAATTAACGAAGATTGTCCACATCGAGGTGAGAATATAGGGATAATGATGCATTTATTGGAGCACCATATGGATGATATCGGTGATACATTAACCATCAATCAGCGTGGTCAGTGTCCATATAATTTAGCTATTACGGACGAAATGACGGAACGGAGAAAACAATGACCAATAAAATAAAAGTGCTTGTTGAGGTTGATTTATTATGAGACTAAACATTTATGGAGCTGAATACGAGTTCTTAGAATCATCCAGAGAATATCTATTAGGTTACTTAATATCAGATGAACATTTACCTGATATTTATCGGGGCATAGCTAACTGTTATTTAGCGGAATGTTTTAAGCTAACCAGTATTCGTAGAGAGATTGAATTACCAGGAGAATAGATGGCCACACTACTGATTGATGGGGACATCTTTGCGTACAGAAGTTCAGTAGCAGTTGAGAGAGAGGTTGATTGGGGAGAAGGTCTTTGGACCTTACACGCCTACGAACACGAGGCTATCAACTCCTTCGAGGGGCTCCTTCGAGCTGTCCGAGAACAACTCGGAGTCACGAAGAGCACTCGAATCATCTTCGCTCTAACAGACTCTGAATCAAACTGGCGCAAAGAAATCATGCCTGACTACAAGGCACACCGTAAATCCCAACGGAAACCAATATTACTTAATTTTATGCAGGATTATGTGAGAGAGAATTATGAAACTTACGAACGTCCAACCCTTGAAGCAGACGACATTCTCGGGATTTTGGGAACCTCCATGTCTATCATCCGAGGACCAAGAACGTTGGTATCAGTTGACAAAGATTTCTACGGAGTCCCCTGTAACTATTACAGATTTTCACAGGGCGATGGCAATGTTGAGTCTATTACAGAAACCCAAGCTGATAGATTCCACCTCATCCAAACCTTATCAGGCGACACAGTCGACGGGTACTCTGGATGCCCTGGCGTAGGCCCTAAGACAGCAGAGAAACTTTTAGATGCTGTAGAGCCTTCTGAGTGGTGGAGAGTTGTTGTAGAGCAATTTGAGAAGAAGGGTCTATCCGAAGAAGTAGCCTTATTAAATGCGAGAGTCGCTCGAATTTGTAGGAACACTGATTACGATTTTAGAAAAAAGAAAGTGAAGTTATGGTCTCCTTGTATCCATTCCTAAGTAATGTAATAGATTTGGAGATTTTTATGAGGAAGTTTGAAGTTATGGAGTCCAAGTTAGAAGAAGAGGGTGGAACAAAGCACGACTCAGATAAACCCCCACTCGCTTTACTACCATTCGATGCCCTGGAAGAGATTGCTAAAGTTCTACAGTTCGGAGCGGAGAAGTACGATGCTCACAATTGGCGCAAAGGGTTCAAGTGGTCCAGGTTAATCTCAAGCACTTTAAGACACTTAAGCGCTTGGATTCAAGGGGAAGATAAAGACCTTGAGACTGGCTTGAGTCACTTGGTTCATGCAGGTTGTAACGTGTTATTCCTGATATCCCATGAGCTCCATGGGTACGGGGAAGATGATAGGTATAAAGGAGATTTAAGTGAGTCATAGTTACCCAGAGTTCCCTACAACTGAATATGAAGATATGGTGTTCGATTTCTCGACAGCATTTAAACAGGAAGTCCTCACAGCAGATTTAGTCAAAGATGAGAAGTTAGTTGCTCTTCGACTTGCTCTAATCCAGGAGGAGTTCACAGAGTTAAAAGAGGCTATCGCCTTATTACAGGCAGAGCCTTCTAGTGAGAATGAAGCTCACGTTTACAAAGAATTAGGGGACTTACAGTATGTGCTGTCAGGGTTCGCGATTACTTTTGGACTTCCTATATTCTCAATTGTCTCGCGTGTTCATGAGTCCAACATGTCAAAAATGGAAGGACTCAGTGAGCCGCTATATCGAGAGGATGGGAAAGTTCTTAAAGGACCAGAGTATCAAGAAGCATATTTAGAGGATTTAATAAGTAAGAAGTATGACTATTAATATTACAGAGACGAGAGATGAGCTGCTCACAGAGTTCGGTAAAGCAGTCCTGAAAGACAGGTATCTATTAGAGGGGGAGAGTATTCAACAAGGGTTCGCTAGAGCTGCTGAGGCTCATAGTGATGACAGTGCTCACGCTCAGAGAATCTATGACTACGCTTCGAAGTTATGGTTCATGTTCTCTTCTCCCATCCTATCTAACTCAGGTACTAAGAAGGGTCTTCCTATCTCCTGCTTCTTGAACTACGTCGAGGATTCGCGACTAGGCTTGAATGAGCACGTCGCTGAGAACTCGTGGCTTTCAAGTATGGGAGGAGGTATCGGAGGCTACTGGGGCCATATTCGCTCTGATGGCTCTCAGACTTCTAGTGGCTCTAAATCCACTGGGAGTATCCCGTTTATGCACTGGGTCGATTCCCAGATGTTAGCCTTCTCTCAAGGGACCACACGGAGAGGCTCTTATGCTGCTTACCAGGATATGAGTCACCCTGAGATTGTTGAGTTCATTGAGATGCGAAAGCCTACTGGTGGGGACGTGAATCGTAAGTGTCTTAATCTCCACCATGGGGTTAATATTCCTGATGCTTTTATGGAGGCTGTTTGGAATGATGAGCCTTGGGATTTAATCGACCCTAACAGCAAAGAGGTCACACAGACTCTCATGGCTCGTGAACTTTGGGAGAAACTCCTAGAGACTCGCATGGCCACTGGGGAGCCTTATATCCACTGGATTGATGAGACTAATCGTAAGCTCCCTCAGCACCTGAAGGATTTCGGGCTCAAGGTGCATCACTCTAATCTCTGCTCTGAGATTACCCTTCCAACCAATGAAGGACATACAGCAGTCTGCTGTCTCTCTTCAGTGAACTTGGATAAGTACGATGAGTGGAAGGATGACCCTCTGTTTATCGAGGATTTGATTCGTTTCCTGGATAACGTACTCACTAACTTCTGTGAAGAAGCTCCGAATGAATTATGGCGAGCTGTCCAGAGTGTGAAGCGAGAACGCTCGTTAGGCTTAGGGGCTATGGGATTCCATAGTTACCTACAGAAACAGATGATTCCCCTAGAGTCTCCTATGGCTGTAGGGATTAACAAGAGCATCTTTAAATCGATTAAGGAGAAGGCTGATGCAGCGACTAAAAAGTTGGCTGGCGAAAGGAGTGAGTGTGGTACTGGATTGGCCACTGGATTGCGCAATAGTCATCTTATCGCTATTGCTCCAAATGCTTCTTCCTCTATCATTTGTGGAGGTGTTAGCCCTAGTATCGAGCCTGTTCGGGCTAATGCTTATACTCATAAAACTGATTCAGGGTCTTTCTTAGTTAAGAACAAATACCTGGACAAGTTACTCTCCGAGCGCCTAGAGAACACAGAGAAAACCTGGAAGTCTATCGTACTTAATAATGGCTCAGTACAGCACTTGGACTTCTTAGATGATTGGGAGAAGCAGGTATTCAAGACTGCTGAAGAGTTAGACCAAGCTCAGCTTGTTGAGTTAGCTTCTCATCGTCAACCTTACATCTGTCAAGCACAATCTCTCAACCTATTCTTCCCTGCTGATGTAGACCGTCGAACTCTACACAATGTCCACATGAGAGCTTGGAAAGGTAAATTGAAAACCTTGTACTATTGCCGTTCAGGCAAACTCCAAGGAGCGGATAAGGTCTCTGAGAAGATTGAGAGACTGGTGAGACCTGATGGGGATGATGAAGGCTGTTTAAGTTGTGAAGGATAATTAGTTATGAATTTCATATTAAATATAAAACGACTATTTCATACTGTAAATAATACTAATGAAGACGTAGCTTTAATTAAGACTGAGAATAAGGATAGTGAAAGTTATAGAATAGTGTTACAGAACAGCTCGGTTGAATCTTTATATCACTTACTTAAAAAACACTATGAATCTATGGAAACGGAAGACCCTGATTTCTGGGAGATTGATTTTATATGCAAATAGGTTACGCAATCGAATGGGAATCGATAGACCCTGAGGCTCCTTTAAGACGTTTAATCCTCACTGATAAACCTGCTCTTCTTAATTACTTAGACCAGGTAATCACTTCCGATGGGGATGCGTACATCACAGACCCTTACAGTGGAACTATATTCAACTCTTTCACAGTATTCCCTATCGACATACTTACGTCAGAATTTACTTTAGAGGACATGAAAGATGCCCCTATTCAAGAGTAGGACTACCTACAAACCTTTCGAGTATCCGTGGGCTTTTGAGCTTTGCGATATTCACGAACAAATCCATTGGCATCCTAAAGAAGTCTCGCTGGCCCGTGATGTCAAGGATTGGAACCATAAGCTCACGAGTGGCGAGAAGTCCCTTTTGACGAGCCTGTTCCGCTTCTTCACTCAAGGGGACATCGATATCGCTGGGGAATATTTGGATGATTACATCCCTATGTTTCAACCTCATGAAGTCCGTATGATGTTGAGTTCTTTTGCAGCTCGTGAGGCTGTACATATTCAGGCTTACTCATTACTAATTGATACTGTAGGGATGCCTGAAAGTGAGTACAAAGCCTTCATGGAATACGAGGAGATGCGAGCTAAGCATGAGTATTTGAATGATGAGAAAGCTGCTTTACTAAGATATCCCATCGAACAAATCGCTGTATTCTCAGCGTTCGGCGAAGGCTTGCAGTTATTCAGTAGTTTCGCCATTCTGCTGAACTTCCAGCGTTTCAATAAGATGAAGGGGATGTGTGAGATTGTCACTTGGTCTATCCGAGATGAGTCTCTTCATGTCGAAGGGATGATTAAACTCTTTCACACCCTACTAGATGAGAATCCCCAGTGGTGGACAGATGAAGTCAAAGGAAGAATCTATCAAGCCTGTCGAGATATGGTGGACTTAGAAGATAAGTTTATTGATTTATGTTTCAAGGATGCGGTGATTGAAGGCCTAAACCCAGCAGAAGTTAAGGAGTATATCCGGTACATTGCTGACCGTCGATTACTCCAGCTTGGTCTTAAGCCTAACTACGGAGTCAGTAAGAATCCGCTGGAATGGCTCGACTGGATTTTGAATGGAGTAGAGCACACAAACTTCTTTGAGGGCAGAGTAACTGAGTATGCCAAAGGAGCGCTCACAGGTTCCTGGGATGATGTATGGAATGAGGTAGATAATAATGACAAATAGTGACACTAACCCCCCCTACATACCACAAGAATTACTGGAGTGGTTAGAGGGTATTTATCCCTTGAAACCTTCCACTCTTATCGACACTATCGATAAAATCCGTTACGAATCTGGCCAACAATCTGTCATAGAATTTATTCGGATGACCCTTGAAGAGCAAAATAATCCAGAGAATTTATTAGATTCGTAAACTTTCTCGATAATTATAGACAGAAAAGACTTATTTAATATGTGTTCACCACCAAAACCATCAGTGCCTAAAGCACCTCCAGCGGAAGATACAATACCACCGCCCACTCCCCCACCTGAACCAACAGCGCAAGCTCCTGAAGATTCTCCGAGTATTCAGAAGAAGCGCAAAGCCAGTTCAAACCGAAAGGGGACCAGTGCTTTACGTATTGATTTATCTATCCCTTCCGCAGCTAATGCGAATGGTGTCAACATACCACGGTAATGTAAATAAATGACAATGAATCCTATATACAACGGGACTCTAAAAGATTTTGGGAGCAATGATGACCAAGGTACAGCAGAGTCCCTTTATTCTAAATTGACTGTAGAGAGAGAACCATTTTTACGTAGGGGTCGTAAGTGCGCTAAGTACACAATACCTTCCCTATTACCTCCAGAAGGTCATAACCAACACGAGAACTTCGATACACCTTATCAGGGAGTAGGGGCTCGTGGGGTCAATAACCTGACTTCAAAGCTTTCTCTGACTTTATTTCCTCCGAACACTCCCTTCTTGCGGTATATGTTCGACGAGAAAACCTTAGTTGAATTAGAACAAGAGAATGAAGAAGTCAGAGCTAAATTAGATGAAGCCTTAGCTCGTAGAGAACGGGCAATCACTAAGTTCATTGAGATGTCTGGTGATAGAGTTCACCTGAACTTAACTCTTAAACATTTACTGGTCACTGGCAATGCGCTTCCTTATGTCCCTATGAAGGGTAAAATGAGTGTGTTCCCCTTAGACCGTTATGTTTGCAAGCGTGATGGTGAAGGGAACGTCCTTCATATTATCACCAAGGAAACTCTATCTCCTATAGCACTCCCTGATAAAATCAAACCTATCGTGCTCGCTAAGACTGATATGGAGAGTCAGGATGGGAACCATAAGAACTGTGAAATCTACACTCATATTTATAAAGAAGAGAGTGGGAATCACAAATCCTATCAAGAAGTAAAAGGTGTCAGAGTTCCTGATTCAGAAGGGACCTACCCAGCAGATAAACTCCCTTGGTTAGCCCTAAGAAACATAGAGGTCCCTGGGGAAGATTACGGTCGCTCCTATGTCGAAGAGTACCTAGGGGACTTAATTAACTTAGAAGGTCTCGAAAAGTCTATTAATGAAGGCTCTTCTGCATCAGCGAAGATGTTATTCATGGTAGCTCCTGGGACTGCAACGAAGAAGAGTGATGTCGCTAAAGCTAAGAATTGTGATGTAATTACAGGTCGTGCTGATGATGTCACTGTCTTACAAGCTCAAAAACATCATGACCTTGCTGTAGGTGAGAGACGAGCTGCTTCGATTGAAGAACGGCTAGCTCATGCTTTCTTATTGAATACCTCTATCCAACGAAATGCTGAACGAGTCACTGCTGAAGAGATTCGTTATATGGCAGGAGAGTTAGAGACCATCTTGGGCGGTCAGTACACCATGTACTCTAATGAGGTTCAGCTACCTTATGCGAACTTGAAGATAGCTAGGATGGAGAAGGAAGGTCGATTAGACTCACTCCCTAAAGACATCGTGAAGCCTGTTGTTGTTACAGGGATGGAAGCTCTAGGTCGAGGGAATGACCTCAATCAACTGAATGGGTTCCTAGCTCAACTGACTCAACTCGCTCAAGTGGTAGGTCCTGAACAAATCGCTATGCGTATCAACCTTGCTGACTTAATCACTCGGATGGGTACTGGTCATGGTATTGACTTAAAAGGTCTCATCAACTCTGAGCAAAAGATTCAGATGATGCAACAAGAGCAACAACAACAAGCTCAACAACAGGCTATGCAAGAATCGATGATGAATCAAGCTGGCCCTGTTATTACTAAATCAATGGAGATGCAACAGCAACAAAATGTCGCCTAAGAAACCAGAATCAAAAGCTAAAGAACTCGCTGAACAATCTAAACCTCCCGTTCAGGAAGAATTACCCGAATTAACCCAAGAACCTCAACCTATCTTACCGGAGGGTAAGCCTGCTGGTATGGTCCCCAATCTGGAAGACCGTCGAGTAGAGGCTGAACAAGTCCGTAAAGGTCAAGTGGTTACTAAGGTCACATTCCCCCACATCGGTATTAAACGGTTCGATTATTAAGAATAAGAGATAAGTAGAGAGAGAAGATAATTTAATGGCAGAACAAATTAATATGCCCTATGAAGTGTCAGGCGCTACTCCTCCAAGTGAGGACACTAGTCAACACTCTGTAGATAACCAACAAACACAAAATCCCTCTGAAAATACTGAGGGTCGCCCTGAGTGGCTCCCAGAGAAATTTAAAAGCCCTGAGGATTTAGCTAAGGCTTATAGTGAGCTTGAAAAAAAACAAGGCTCTCAGGGACAACAAGAGGCTCCTGCTAAAGAGGCTGATGACAACAATCTAGGTATCCCTGATGAATCTGTCGATGAAGCTAAGGAAGCTGTTGAAGGCACTGGGTATTCTTTAGAACAGATGGCAGAAGTGTACTACGAGACTGGTGATTTAGCTGAGGAACATTACGCTGCCTTAGAAGCTAAGGGTATCAGTAAGAGTTATGTGGATGCTTACTTCCAAGGGATTACAGCTCAATCTGAACTGATGGCCATGAAGACTTACGATATGGCTGGTGGTCAGGAGAACTACAAACAGATGGTTCAATGGGCTGCTAATACGTTTAGTGATGCTGAGAAGCAAGCTTATGATAACGCTATTAATAGCCTCGATATGGAGACTCGTAAGCTCGCTTTACAAGGTCTTCAAAGTCGGTTCCAGAAAGAGTACGGTAGTTCCCCAGAAGTCCTTCGAGGCTCTGGAGGTAACGGTGAGTCTGGCGGGTATCAATCAATGCAACAGGTTGTCGCAGCGATGCAAGACCCTCGATATAAAACAGACCCTGCATATCGTTCTGAAGTAGAGCGTAAAGCCAAACAATCTCAACTAGGGAATAAGCGAACCCTTTAATCCTATTTAACTAATAAATAAATCGAAGACTATAGCACTACTCCTCGTTTATCGGAGGGTACTAGCTGTTTCTTGTAATAACCACTCTGACATTGTTCAGACCCTTAACCTTTGCGCTGAGGCGTATTCTGGCTGAGGACAATCTAAGAGTGTACTAGATGGTGCTGAAGTAAACAGTATTTATTTAGTTAGTTTAAAAACATTGGATTAAAAGATTAAAAGAAAATGGCAAACGCAACTCCTTCACGGTCAGGTCTAGTAAACAATACTGGCTCTAACTATACCGAATTGTTTGAGATTATTTTTCCTGGTGAAATCTTAACGACTTTCAATCGGGCAATCAAAACATTCGACAAACACTTTATGCAAACTATCGACCACGGTAAGTCTGCTCGATTCCCTATCGTAGGTAAAACGACCTCAGGGTATCACACTCCTGGTACCGAGATTACTGGTGATGCTATCAAGCATAACGAGAAAATCATCAACGTAGATGGTTTGGCGTTCTCTTCAGTATTTATCGCTAACATTGATGATGCAATGAATCACTTTGAAGTACGCTCTCGGTATGCCGAGCAACTCGGACAATCCCTTGCAGAAAACATGGATGAACATATCTTGCAAACTGCTGTCCTGTCTGCTCGTGGCTCCGCTGCTATCTCTGGTGATGTAGGTGGTACTGTCCTCACTAATGCAAACTTCCGTACTAATGGTGCTGCATTAGCTCAAGGACACTTCCTGGCTGCTCAGACTTTCGAAGAGAAAGATATTACCAACGTTCAAAACTACAGCTTCATGCGCCCTGCTCAATACTACATCCTGGCTCAGGCTACGGATTTATTGAACCGTGACTGGGGTGGTGCAGGTTCTTACTCAGATGCCTACATCCCTCGTGTTGCTGGTATTGAACTGGTTAAGACTAACTCTCTACCTATCACAGATAAATCCGGTGATGCTACAACTGGTGAGAACAACACTTACAATGCGGACTTCTCTGATACCGCTTGTGTTATCTTCTCTAAAGAAGCTGTAGGTACTGTGAAACTCCGTGATATGGCAGTGGAATCTGAGTATGATATGCGTCGTCAAGGTACTCTTGTGCTCGCTAAGTACTTATGTGGTCACGGTATCCTTCAACCTAAGTGTGCCATCGAATTGGCTGTAGCTTAGATTTAAGGAGGATTACTTAAGATTATGGAATTAACAAATATTGTCAGTGCAGTTGATGGTGATGATGGCGCTTCAGCTTCTATCCAAGTGGGTACAGGTGTCAGCTACTTCCTAGTATCTGGTACTGATTTCACTGGGGTTACTGTAGCCCTCCAGTATAGCCACGATGATACGACCTACGTTACCGTAGCTTCTAAGAGTGCAGCAGGTGGAGAACCTATCGTACTCCCTGAAGGCTATGTACGTACTAATATCACAGGTGGTGGTTCTGGTGATGCAATCACTGTCAAACATGGACAAATTCCTTTGGTGAAGGGTAACTTCATCTCAGGACAAATCCCTGTAACTGCGACAGCCTCCTAATTACAACTGAATACACACACTACTCCTTTCTACTATTTCACTACTATGACAGCCCTGCCTATTTGTTTAGGTGGGGCTTTTTTTTTCGACTAGGGAATTACCTAAATAATGAGTTTTCACATTCTATTGGATGATGTGACCACGAATGTCAGTGGCACAGCTATTTATCCACAAAATTATTACAAGGTTGAACATGGCCTTGTCCAAGTTCAAATCGACTCAGGAACCTGTACCGTCTCTATTCAAGGACGAACCTCAGATGAGATGGATTGGTTTGAAATCGCTTCTTATACTGCTGATGCAGCAGAGAGAATCTCTCTATTCCCCCAAATGAGAGGGGTAACAACAAGTATATCTGGAGCCACGGTTCGAGCAGAGCTTGTTGAAACAGTTTAAAAGGAGGGTCGATTCATGACTTTACTAGGCTCTCTTCTATTACCTTTAAACGACTCTGAGCTCACTAAGCCTCTCATCTACTCCTCTTCAGACTCTACATATCCCAGCGGTATGAGTACCCCTTCGAGCGACTGGGACTTCACAGGCTCTGGGGCTACTGTGACAGACCGCTTAGGTGTGATGAATTTAACGATTAACGAGACCGGCTCTCCTGACTGGGTACGAGATGCTAATGGACTCTACTTAAATGCTGGTGTAGCTGGAGAAGCTTCTTATAATGCAGATAACTACTGGGAAGCAGTAAGTACGACATACAACGATATGACCTCGTTTACATTCTACATGGATATAACTACAGGCCCAACATTAAAAGATATTAGAGATTTCTTCTGTATCGGTTCTGGTTCATCAAACAATGGGAATAATAATAGTTTTAAATGGACCAATGGTCATTCTAATCAACCTGACCTTTATATCTCTCAGGAACTAAACGAGTCGATTATGGGGACTATTTTTCCACCAAACTTTGGGCCTGCTCCATACCTAGCACACTATGACGGCCCATCAGGGGATGAGCATTATTATGTTGCAAAAACAATCATGAATGGTCGTAACAGTGATGAACGAACTTCATACAGTTTATCTGCTGATACTCGTTACATCATGAAAATTTCTCATGTTGTTGGAACTCGCTATCGTTCAGATGGATACCCAGCTCGACGAGGGACAACACAAATAAAAGCAGTTCCTTATTCTGAATCAACATTCAGTGCTGGAGCTGTTGCAAACAAAATACGAAGTACATCCATGTACAACACAGATTCAGCTTGGAAACTTCGTTCAAAGACAGCCTCAGATAGGCAACTAGACTATCGGATTAAAACACTTGTCCTGTACGCGAATAAAGGGATTATTCATACACCCACTCACGATGATGCAGTTTTAACATATTTAAAAGGATTATAAAAAATGGCCTTAGATTTTGTACAAATCTCTGAAGGTGATGGAACAGAAATGTTGTATCTTCAGGAAGCTGAAGGGACTTTTGGTGTCAATACTACAAGTGACTCTGTTGGGCTTCCTGTTAGTCAAATCATTAATGGACTCTCCGACACACAAATAGCTTCATTTAGAAAAGCTGATTGGACAACTGATGCAGTCCAAGAAGTTAAATCTAGTGCAGGTAAGATTACCAAAGCTGTCCTATTTTCAACAGACGATGCAGTTGAAGGTTATGTACATTTATACAACGTAGCACACGGTTCAGTCACTGTCGGTACAACTACACCTGTTTGGACCTACAAAGTACCGGCAGGTGGGGAAGTAATTGATATTAGTCTTAACCCTGAATTAATTGATACTGCTATCTCCGTTGCTGTTACAACAACTTATACAGGGACTACCGCACCCGCTGACGATAAGATTGTTGTTCAATTTCAATACATCTAATGGGTAGAGTTTATACTCCATTTGGGGTTTCACTTCCAGCTCCTAGCGGTGGAGGTGGGGGAGGACCCGACGCCCCAGCATCAGACTGGTTATTTAATGCTGATGGGAATGACTCTAAGGGGGCTTCTAACTTTACCATTAATGGGACCTACTCATTTGATGGGGGAGCTTATCTCAACATTGACGGCTCAGACCAGAACAATAACTTCCAAGATGGTGGCGATGTTTATCATGGTTTAGAAGACTTCACGTTTTACTTATGGTGGGCTCTTAATGGCTCCATCGTTATCAACCGTGGCCTCTTAGGACAAGGACAAGTTAGTGGCGGTACTTCTACCAATCGACCTATGTGGAGAGCCTACTGGACTTCTGCAACTAACTTAAGGGTACTTGTGTATGACGGTACAACTTCACCTGCGTCATTACCTTATGTAGACCTAACTTGGACTCCAGCTACGGGAGCTACACCAGACCTGTATGTATTTAGATACGATAAATCAGCGACAACATTAACTGTAAGAGCCTCTTCAGGTGGAGCCTTCACAGAAGCTTCTAATAGCTCAGCAGCTACCATGCAAACTAAGAGTTCAGGAGATGGTGTATTAGGTATCTCAGAACGCCCTGGTAACTCTGGGGCTAAAGCTCAGAATGGTGACTACCATCGACTCCTACTATACACAGAAGTAAAAGACAGTGCCCACGATGACCTAGTGTTAGCTCACGGCGCTGAGGGAGCAGCTTTGTAACAATGACAACTCCAACAAGACTTACGGAGTTGGAAGCAATCAATATCATCTTAGCAGTCATCGGGGAAACTCCTGTCAACTCTCTGACAGGCACAGTAACCACGGATGTCTCTATCGCTCGGAATATTCTAAGTGAAGTCAATCGACAATTCCAGGCGAGAGGGTGGCATTTCAATACTGAAGAAGATTACGAATTAACTCCAAACTCCTCAACCAATCAAATCCCTTTATCAACCAATATCGTCCGAGTAGACACACCTCGCTACGAATACAACCTAACGACTCGATGGTCCTCAGAGCACAACACACTTGCTCTATACGACATCACTAAACAGTCTTTTGAGTTCACAAACTCTGTAAAAGGGAATGTCGTGTTCATGTATCCCTTCAATGAACTCCCTGAACCAGCTAAATGGTACATCACTGTCCGAGCTGCTTGTAAGTTCCAGAAGAGAGTTGTAGGTGATGAGACACTCTACCAATTCACTAAAGATGACGAGATGGAAGCACTTGTCCTGTTTGAGCAATTCGACTCAGAGACAGCAGATTACAACATGCTTCATGACTCAGACTTATTACAATATCAACTAAGAAGTTAGAAAAACTATTATGCCTGTTGTTAGTGATAACATCCCCAATTTAATTAATGGGGTGTCTCAACAAGCCCCTACAATCCGACTTCCTTCACAGGCTGAAGAACAGATTAACTGTATGTCCTCGATTGTTGATGGGCTCCAGAAAAGACATCCCCTTGAATGGATAGCCAAATTAACTGGTACTACCTACGGAGACTCTTTAGTCCATACAATAAACCGAGACTCTGTAGAACGCTATACGGTCCTCTTTGTAAATGGGGACCTTTTTGTTTACTCAATCGCTGATGGGACATCTAAGACAGTTAATTTCCCTGATGGTAAAACATATCTCTCTACCTCTACTCCATCGACATCCATTCAAGCGATGACGATTGCAGACTACACCTTTATAGCAAACAATGAAATTGATGTAGAGATGGACTCTGTGAGCCTAACAGACTTGAATGACAATATAGGGTTTGTGTTTGTTCAGCAAGCTGTGAATGGTGTTGAGTACAAAGTGACCATCGAGTCCACAAGTTATACTCATACCACTTCCACGACTGGAGCTGTGAGTACCTCAGCGATTGCCGCAGCTTTAGCGACTGCTATAGGGACTGGTCCAGGAGCTAACTACACAGTTACTCAGATTAACCATGTCTTAGAGATTAAACGAAATAGTGCCACAGACTTTGAATTAGCAACTGAAGACGCCCGCTCTGGTGAGGCTCTCAGTAGTTTTAAAGATAAAGTACAACGATTCTCAGACCTCCCTCTAACCTGTACAAACGATTACATCATGGAGATTCAAGGGACTGACTCTACTCAGTTTGATAATTACTTCGTGAAATTTGAGACTCATGATGGTGGAGATAGAGGCGAAGGAACCTGGGTAGAAACTGTAGCTCCAGGTATCGAGTATCAATTAGATGCCTCTACAATGCCCCATGTGTTAGTCCGAGAAGCTTCAGGCGACTTTACCTTTAAAGAAGCTACCTGGTCTAATAGAGAAGTAGGTGATGCAGAGAGTAACAAGAACCCCTCTTTTGTCGGGAGTCCTATCAATGAGATATTCCTCCATAAAAATCGATTAGGGTTCCTTTCTAAAGATAACAGTATTAAATCAGAATCAGGAGAGTTCTTTAACTTCTTCAGGACAACTGTGACTACCCTGTTAGATAGTGACCCCATTGATGTTAATGCCTCTCATACGAAAGTAGGTAACCTGTATCATGCAGTCCCTTATTCTGAGAAGCTCATCCTATTCTCTGACCAAACTCAATTCGTTTTAGAAGGTGGAGATACTCTCACAGCAGAAACTGTCTCAATTCAACCTACTACTGAGTTCGGATGCTCTACAACGTGTAAACCTGTAGGTGCTGGACAAAATGTTTACTTTATAACTGACCGTGGGGATTACTCAGCAGTCAGGGAATACTTTGTTAATGACGATACCAATACAAAAGATGCTGCTGAAATCACAGCTCACATACCCAAATATATACCCAAGAATGTCCATAAAATCGCTTCAAGCCCCAACGAAGACATTCTTTGCTTATTCTCCTCAGATGAACCAAGTAACGTCTATGTCTACAAATACTTCTGGGATAAAAATAACAAACTCCAGTCGTCCTGGTCTACCTGGTCATTCGGGACTGGATATAATATCCTGAGTGGTGATTTCATCAGTGATACTCTCTATCTCACAGTTCAACGGTCAGATGGGGTTCACCTATGCCGTATCCGAGTCTCCCCAAAATTAATTGATACTGAAGGGGATTACCTCACTCACTTAGATTTAAAGATTACTGAAGACGAATGCTCCTCAGTCTCTTATGACGCTGGCACACACCGGACCACTTTCTCGCTACCCTACAGCGTCACTGGGACATTTGAAGTGGTTGTCCGTTCGGACGGTGACTTCAAGAGGGGCACTCGTGCTTCAGTGGTCTCAGCAAGTAGCACCAGTGTTATCGTGTCTGGGGACTACTCTTCTGAGGATGTGTACATCGGGCAACAATATGAGATGTCCTACACATTCAGCCCCTTCTATATCCGTAGACCCTCACAGCAAGGTGGGATACAAACCATCACGAGAGGTCGATTACAGCTCCGTACACTCCAGTTAAGTTATGCGGACACAGGGTACTTCACCCTCGAAGTAACTCCGCTCTACCGAGACACCTCTGTGTACAAGATGACTGGTCGTATCACAGGTGCAGGCTCTAACGTGATTGGGAGTGTCGCTATTGATACAGGGTCTTTCAGTTCCCTTATTCAAGCTAGGAACACAGCAGTGACTCTGGTTATCAAGAATGATTCCCCATTACCATCCAATATTACAGGGGCAACCTGGGAGGGTTATTACCATTCAAGAAGCGCCTAAGAATAATAATGAATACCCTTATGTCAGAGTAGCGACTCTACAGGATGTCGAGAAACTCTCTAGAGATTTACGAGAAGAGGATTTAGCTGAGATTAAAGCCCACACAGGCGATACTCCTTATGAGTGTCTTTATCGTGGGCTTATGCTCTCTGATATCCCTTTTGTCGCTGTTGATGAGAATGAAGACCCTATCGCAATGTTCGGGACTCGATGTGTCATGGAGTCTCCTGTGCGTGTAGGGGCAATATGGCTACTAGGGTCCCCTAAGATGTTTAATTACAAAATAAAATTCCTGAGAGAATCTAAGACTTGGGTCGAGAGTCTCCAGAAGCAGTATGACTTGTTGTACAACTTCGTGGATTGCAGGAATGAAGTACATATCAAGTGGCTTCAGTGGTCAGGATTTATCATCATTAATCGCCACGAGAAGTTCGGGTACGAGCAAGTACCCTTCTACGAATTTATAAGGATTCAACCAGAATAATGTGTGAGTTAGGTACAATCATTGCTGCAACATCATTAGCAATCACAGCAGCCACAGCAATCACGACTCCTATCGCTGCTGCTGGGCAAGCTAACCGACAAGCAGCCTACCAACAACAACTCGCTAACAGACAGTATGAACAACAGATGGAAGCGAGACGAAGCGCTCAGAGGAGTGCTCAATTACAGAATTATCAACTAAACCTTCGACAATCCCAGGAACAAGAAGCGACCTCCCAGAAGCTACAGAAGAATCGAATAGCGGCTTTAGAAGCTCAATCGAAAGCGAGAGTCTCAGCAGGGGAAGCAGGTGTATCAGGTTTATCTGTGGATAACCTTTACAATGATTTCTTCAGACAACAAGCTCTCTCGGATGATGCAGCTCTCCAGAATCTCTCGTATACCACTCAGCAAATCGGTGTCGAGAAAGAACGAGTTAGAGCTGGAGCTTTAAATCAGATTAACTCTGTGCAGGGTTATACCCCTACTCCTATTAATGGCCCAAGTATCTTAGGGTCTACCTTGAGTGGTTTAGGTGCTGTTGCTGGGTCAGTTAATACAGCATACACCAGTAACCTACAAAATAAATTTTACTCTGATAGATTAAGTACGAGATAACAAACACTATGGCTAAACGAGTTAAAGTTGAGGACCTGCGGACTCCTGAACAACTTCAACCTAAAGCAACCCCAGTAAATACTTTTGTCACTCCATATCGAGAGCATGTACAGGCCCCTGCTCAAGGACTGAGTGCAATGCAACAGCTCAGTAAATCATTAGCTGCATTTGCGCCTGAACTTCAAAAACTATCCTTCCGTTATGGAGACCAATATAAAGCTCGACAAATTGAAGAGGGAGAGATTCTCGCTTCGAGAGCAAAGAATATGGAAGAGTGGGAAGCTGCTGTTAAATCAGGGCAAGTCCCTTCTGAACTAAACCCTTGGCAAACCATCGGTCGTAACAGGCAGTGGATGCGTCAAATTGCGAACCAGTATGATATGAAAATTCGGACTGGGTATTTAACCTCAGAAGTTGCAAACTCTGAAGACCCTACAAAACTCCAGGCTTGGATGGATGAGCAAAGAGCTGAAATTCTAAACAAAGACTTAATTGTAGGGTTCGACCCAAGAGATGTAGAACAAATCTTAATGACTCGCATGGAAGCCACTGAGAAGACTCTCATGGGCTCTCATGTCTCTAAGATTACCAAGCGTATCGAAGAAGGTTTGTTTAATGGTGTCGAAGATAATACAGCCAATTTGATGGCTCAATTGAACACGACACTTGCAAGTGTCCCTAGTGAATCTGAACTAAAATTAAGAAAGGTGGACCCTGATGGAGCACCAGTCCCCCAACAACTCACCAAAGAAACCGTTCTGGCAAGATACAGCAATGAACTTAATACTCTGGTTGCTGAAGCATGGTCTCACGGTGCTTTTTCGAATCCTGAAAAGCTTAAAAAAAGTGTAGTCGATGCTGTCGATAACCTAGCACGAGAGACAGAGAATCACGACTTATACGACGTGCTCGATAAGATTACCTGGGGTCCTGGTGGGACTCTAGGGGGTACTTCATATGCTAAGGGTAAAGCTGCTGCTGGTCGTAAGGCGATTAACCAAGGGATTATTCAGTATGAAGAAGTCCAACATCGTCGCGAGACTCGAAGGATTGATAGAGAGCAGAATGATGTTCTTATCCGAGCAAACATCGATTTAAAACTAGACCCTAATGCGGATACATCTGACTTTGAAGCTCAACTTATTCGGAACAATGATTACGAAGGCTTAGCTAAATTACGGTCAGATAAAGAACATGCTCAAAGACAATCCACTATCCGCTATGAAGACCCGAATCAGAAAGCTCAATTCTGGAACAACGTCATCAACGATAAAGACACTCAGGACGACTGGAGAGATGGAAGTAAAAATCTTTCCGCTGAGACCTTAGAGTCCGCTATGAAGTTTAAGAACTCTAAGAATAAAGGTGAGATTCGAGATTATAAATCAACGATTAACAAACTGATTAGAGATTTTGGCGGGCCTTTGAAATCAGGGCTGAAGCCTCAATTCTCATTCGATAAAGACTACCGAGCTGCTGCTGTCTCTGAATTTTCAAGACGTATGAGAGAGCATGAAGAGTGGCACAGGAATCAAGTTTTAGAAGGTAAAGGAACTCTCCCCTCATACACTGAAGAAGCTAAATGGGCTGAAGTCGAGGCTGAGCGCATTAAGAAGAAATATCAAAGTTTGAGAGATTGAACGACTAATGATTGATGAAAATAATAAAAAACAAGAGCAAGAGCAACAACAGCCTAGTGAACCAGTTTTAGAAACTGACTCATCTGTGGATGGTTACAGTGCTATGAAAGCTCAGGTAAGCTGGGTGGATAATGCAGTTGACGTAGCTGGTGATGTCGCTCAAGGTGTTGTCGCTGGTACTCAGTCTGTCTTGAATGAGACCGCTGAACTTGGTGAGCAGATTACAGGGGCTCTCCCTGTACCTACATGGGCTGAGCAACCTGGTTATGAAGAGGCTTATTTTAAAATTGGACCTCTCGCATTAGCTCCTATCAACAAAGTTGTCCTGGATAAAGGATTAAACACAGCGACTCCCTACGGACAAATGGAGATTCCTGAGACTCTCCCTGCTGAATTATCTAAAGGGATTACTCAGGTAGGTTTAGGACTCTTCGGCGCTAGTAAACTTTTAGCACCATTAAAGGCCACGAGTGCTGCTGGTGTTGTAGGTAAGACATTGCTGACTGATGTTGTTGCATCCACAGTATACATGGATGAACAAGAAGGTAATTTGTTTAATGTCCTCAATGAGTATGCTCCTCAACTCTCTACACCACTGAGTGAATATTTAGCGACAGATGAAGATGACTCTTGGGTAGAAGGCAAGTTTAAGAACGCTGTTGAAGCTGGGGCTACAGGTCTCATTGGAGAGATGGTGTTCAAAGCTGCTAAAGGAGTAAAAGGTTGGAAGAAGGCTGCTAAAAGTGGTGATGATGTCGCTAAGGCTGAAGCGATTCAACAGATTTCAGAGGCTGCTGATGAAGCTTTAGATACGCTTTATCCTGGGATGCCTAAGAGTAATCCTAATGTTAAGCCTAAGAAATTCAGAGCGACCAAAGAATCCAAGAAGTTCGCTGAGGCTCTACAGAAACATATTGATGATGGGGCTCCTTTAGAACAGATTGATATCTCGAATAAAATTAATCCTGATACCTTCCTAGACCCTGAGCAAACAGCGAGAGTTCAGCAAGCCTTAGAAGAAGCTGCTGGGTCCGCTGTGTTCGGTAAAAGTAAAAAAGTAACCCACAAAGAGTTTGCTGAGAAAGCTGCGAAACAACTTGATGAAACAGTTGCTGGATTATCAGATTTAGTTGGTGAAGATAAAAATACACTACAACAATTGCTAGTGAGAAATGCAGGGTCAGTCGAAAAGGCAAGCATCAACGCTTGGATAGCGCGACAGTTTCTACAAGCGACTGAGAATGAATTAGTCACAATTGCTAAGCAAGTCTCAGGAAATCCTTTAGATACGAAATCTGCTGATAAATTCTTATCGTTGTTCACAACTTACAAACAACTTGTTGCGCCTTATAAAGGTTTGGCATCTGAGTTTGGTCGAGGTCTAAATCAATACCAAAACAATAACTCGATTGCTGAAGAGTTACAGAAAGTATTTACCAGTAATCCTGAGAATCTCACTGACTTAGCACAAGCGGTTGAGATGGCTGATAAAGCTGCCCAACGGAAACTCCTACAAAAAGGTTCGGTTGATGGACTCAACATGTACCG